TATCATATCGAACAAATGCTGGAATGACAGCATAATAACTTGGATTTTCCATATACCCTCACTTCTATCATAGCTTGTAATTATAATAAAGTCAATTTATTTATAATCATTATTTTGCCATAAATGTTGAGTAAGAGCTTCCCATTCTTCTAATTTAACTTCCTCAGTTGGATTATTATGTTTTAAAAAATCTAATGCATCTCTTCTTGCACTTTGCCAATTTATATCATTGTTTCTTGTCTTATGTGATTCAAAAACAAGTTTGTTATTTTTTGGTGTTGTATCTTCACCTAAATTTTTATCATCTTGATTACTCATTTGATTGTTGATATCTTTAACATACTTTTTACCTTTTGACTCCATAAATTCTAACTTGATATTTTCTCCAACCTCATATTCTTTTTTACCATTATAAAACTTGCCATAGTTTATCCACTCATCACCAAAATCCTCAACTTGAAAACCATACTGACTTGTTCTTTTTATAACTGTATTTATGACTGTTTCACTCATCTGATTGCTCCTTTTTTCTGCCATTATTATATGTGCCATCTTCTAATCTTTTAGCATCAATTGACCTAGTAATTTTATCTCTCATCATTTCTTTTCTATTATCATGCATTGAACGAAAAAAACCACTACCTTTTTTGACACCTTTATCCCATCTTTTTGTTTTACTTTTCATATTTTCTACCTTCTATCATTGCATAATTTTGATATTTTTCTAGTAATGTACTACTCAATTTGCTCATAATCGCAGTTTTAACTTTTACTTGAGTATCTGAGTCAAGCATATCCCAAAAATCAACTACATAATGCCACACTTCTTTACCATGTTCATCATGTGTTCTAACTGATACAGTTGTATCATATGTTGCACCTTTTATACTTCCGTATCTTTTCTCTGCTTCTTTATACAAAACACTAATATCTTCTTGCTCTTCTATTTCTTTATCACTATAAAATCCCATTTTTTTCTCTCCTTATATTTAAAAATTTAAACATATTTCCTACTTCTCTAAACCATTCAATAGTTTCAATAACTTCAAAGTTATCGCAAAACTCGCAAATATCTCTATCAAAATCATCTTCACCATTCATGGTTTCAACAATACCAGTATTACCACACTCATAACAAGTATCTAATACAACTCTTCCTTCATCTCGCCACTTATAAGCAAAAGCAACTTGTGATTCACTCATCATTCTGTATTTAGTAACTAGATGATGTAATTCATATTTCTTATCCATATCTTTCTCCTTTGATAAATAACTTATCATTATTATATAATAGCTGATTATTATAACAAGGTCAAGAAATAATTTGACAAAGTTATTATTTCAAGTACCTTTTTATGATGAGCAAAATAAAACTAGAAGATATTGCACATAAATATTTTGTAGAACAATACACATACGAAGAAATTGGTAATCAATATAATATGTCTAAACAAGCAGTAAATTCTCGTGTTGCAAAAAATCGTGCATGGTTTAATACACTTGCACAAGAATACATTGACAATATGCCAACTTTAAATGAAAAAATTAGAATCAAAAGATTATCTATGCAATTAAGTCAAAAAGAAATCGCAGATAATATTGGTACTTATAAAGCCCATGTTTGTAATATAGAAAATGGAAAAGTAAAAAAATCTAAATATATAGAAAAAATTTGTAAAGTATTAGATTTAGCTATTTAGAAAACTCCTTACCATTTATTAAGCATTCATATCCATTTTGTTTATTAGGAATATATAAGTGTTGTGCAACAGAAAATAAACCATTTGATTTTTCAAATACAACTGTAATACCTCTTTGACTACTATCGAATGCAGTATATAAACCATCTGGCATTTTTGACAAATCACATAAACAACCATTACACCAACCACCTAATAAACTTCCATCCATTTGTGTAGTTATGAACATATCAAATCTATGATGATGACCTACAATTATATTTCTATTAGTATGTTGCAAATGTACATGAGCAATATGCTTAGGTGTTATGAATCCTCTTTTTTCGTGTCCGTGCATATAATATAGCTTTTTTTTGACAGTATAAGGTGTTTTAACTTGTCGAATCTTGAATTTTTTAAATTCTAACAATTCTCTTATAGATAATTTATTTTGTAGAAATGGAGCCAATGCACTACATGATTGCATAATTTTCTTTTGCATTCTTTGTTCATGATTACCCTCAAAGTAAATCATTTGACAATCTGGTGCAATCTTTCTTAATGTATTTAAAAATTCTACTGTTTCAAAAAGTTCTATATCAATATTTGAGCTTACAAGGTCTGGAGAAAATTGTGATATAGGATAATAGTCTACTAAATCTCCACCCAATATTATTGTATCATTTGATGATAATTTGTATTCTTTTATTATGTCAAAAGTTAATTCTGTCGCTTTTGTGTCTTGATAAGGAATATGAACATCACTTATAAAAATAGTTTTACTATAATTTAACTTCGATTGTGTCGCCAAAATACCTGCCTAATGTTAAAATTGCTTTACCAACTTTTACATCACTTGGTGTAAATCGTAGCATTTGCCAACCGAGAATGCAACCCTCATTATATTTTTCCATATCTTTTATGAATCCACTTGCTCTATTATGCCTACCACTTATCCAAACTCCGCCTTCTATTTCAATTGCTAAAAGTAATTTTGGAAAAGCTAAATCGAATCGCCATTTTCTTGTTGGATGAAATTTATATTCTAATTCTGGCTCTGGATATCCAACATCTATTATTTGTTCTTTAAGAACTTCTGCCCAACTTATTTTTGGTTTCTTGATTGAAACTGTGTTTGACATTGAGTTCTTTGTATCTCTACCCATCTCTCAAATCCTTCGGCTCTTTTATCTGCAATTTGATTTGCTTCTTTTTGAGCATCTGCTAATTTTTCTAATGACCTTGCAATTGCTCTTATCAATTCTTGATTACCATTACTATTTGTTCCATTTTGTTTCATTACTAACCAAACAATAACAACTAGTGCTGGTGCTTGACTAAGCATTGCTAATATTTCAGTTTCCATTTAACATATCTCTCAACAATGTATTTTGCTCTTGACATTTTTTTAAGTCTAACACAGAATTGATTGCATCAGTATTTTTGATACATAAAAACCCATTTATAATTGGGTTGCACTCAGAATATGTAATATTTGTATATTTTATGTTTTTTGGTAATTCTCTTTCAAATTTAATTGATTTAGAACATGATACAAGCGATATCGCAATTAAAAAGGTATATATGTTCCATTTTCTCATTTGCCCTTGTTTATACCCTTTTAAAATTCGTTAGATACGATTTCTACTTTGAAAGGGGATTTTTACTCCTATATATTGTTTCTTCAAATTTTGCTTCAAAAACTTCTAGTTGTTTTTCTAATATTGCAATTCTTTTTTCTAGTTTTACTACATTATCACTTCCAACTGCTTCGCTCACTGCATCCAATCTATTATTAAAAACTCCCCATGCATAAAAGCCACCACCGATAGTCATAATAACTCCAATTATCATTGCATATTTTTGTAATGTTTCAATCATCAATAACCTCTCAATTGTTTTAATTCTCTTTCTAGTATAACTCGTTTGTAGGTTGATTGTCTAATTTGTTCTTGATATTTATATAATGGGTCATTTTGTGCAACTTGCACTAATTTATTATCTGGATATATTTCTTTGTTATAAATTGATAAGTCAAGTTTGTCTTTATATTCTTGATTATTATAAATATCTCTATTATCAATCATTTGTTTATAATATTGTTTTAAATTAACTTGACTTTTTTCCATTACATCAGCAACTATAATATTTGTAACTGCTAATTGTTTATCTACATCTTTTATAGTTTCTGATATTTGTTTTTGTATATCTTGTGCAACTAATCCCAATGATGCTTCCTGAGGTTGTTCACCTTCAAGTTGCTCTCCATCTGTCGCCACAGTGGTACTTTCAGTTTGTTCAGATTCGTTGCTAGTTTCCTCTGATATGGATTCTTCTTGTAATTGCTCTCCAGCATTAGCTTCTTGATTCTTTTGTTCAGATACTTCAGTTTCATTTACATTCTCCTCGAATACTTGCAATATTTCAACTTCTTCAAATTCTTCTTGTAATTCTTCAAAAGTTTCTGTTGCTTCTAAATATTCTTCCTCTTGAAATAATGTAGGTATTAATTCTTCGAATACAAGAGCCATTGGAACAACCTCAATAAATTCTGGCTCTTCAAATGTTGTTTCCCATTCTACAAATTCTTCTATGACTTCATCAATATTTTCTATTACTTCAGGTGGTAATACTTCATCGTTATAAGTCATTGTAAGCTTTGCACCCAATAAATTTGCACCACCTAGACTTCCAGTACTACCTAAATCAACTCCACTCCATTCCCAATAAAATTGATTGCTACCAACACCATTATAAGTTACAGAGTCTTCATATTTAAAAGCATTGTTCCCATATCCAGCATCGGTGTTGCGAGTTTGATTTACAATTGCTAATGTATTACCTTCATCATCTAAAATTTTAATTGTGGTTGTATAGGTATCTTGACCACTTTGTGCATTACCACATTGATATTGTGAGCCAAGCCATTCACAATTTTGTACAATAGTTGTACCATCTAAAGTAATACCATTATCTAATTGTTGTTGAGTAGCATAATCAGTTAAATCGCCAGTATAGTTAATGCTTCCAGAGCCATCAATTTCAAGCTCTTGTCCCCAATCCCTTATACCACCATTAACATTAAAACCATTTGAATTAACTTTTGGAATTGTGTTGTCTATATTTTGATAACTTGATGCGGTCGAGTTTCCATTTGGTAATAGGTTTTCTGTTGTTATTTCTTGTGCTGTTACTGCCCATGCAATCAGAAATATAATTATAAATAATAAGCCACATTTAATCATCATCGCCATATAGGTTATACTCTGTATCTATTGGAATAAACTCTTTTTTATTATCTATTGCATCTCGCCTTCGCAATTTTTCTACATACTTTCTATAATCTGGTCTTTCAATATCATACTTTTTCCATTGTGTTGTTGCATCTTCTCCAATCTTACCTTCAAATGGACATGGTGTACCAGCATGTTCCATTGCACTAAATACCCTGTCATC